ACCCTGACAGCTTCTCTAAAAAGTGTCTCTGGGGATACTCGTCCTTGTTGAACCCTCTGTTGGTAAGACGCTACGTCTGACTTACTAAGAAAAGGAAGTGCAGTCAGCCTAATTTTGAATGTATCCACATCCATCTATATTAGGCTGACAAAAAAGTGTATCCTCGATTGAATAATTGAAGTTTTTCTTCATAACTCATATTAAAATCAAAAACATCCGTGTCTTCAATATTGATTTCCATAAGTTCTATTGGTGTATCGTACTGGACCCTGTTGGAAAGTGCTGAACGAACGAGGGTCTGAACAAACGCTTTGGGTGTTTGTATATCTTCTTGATACACGCGATTCATTTTAATTTTTATACATGTGATTTCGTGGGGTTTTTTATCAAAGAATGGTGTCAATGGGTATTCCTCCTTCATTCCACCATCTACATATGTTTCATTATTATACTTACCACACGCAAATATGAATGGTACCGCCATGCTCATACACACTGCATCTATAACCTTCATATCTGGGTGTGTATCTTTAGAAAAGTATACAGTTTCAGATGTATTCATACAAAATGCTGCGATGTAGATTTTCATATCAATTTCCGCGAAAGTGGGGTCAGAACCACAAATATCTACAAACTTCTTACGTATAGGTGTCATATCAACAAAACCAAATTTGTTAAAAAAGGAACCTATGCGTATCTTAACAAAAGTGGGGATATTCATTGAGAGTGAAGTTTCTAGAATTTCATCGACAGACATACCCACTCCTAAAAAAAGTGCTAAAATTGCACCAGCGGAAGATCCTGATATCTCCTTAACATCTACGAGTTCCTTCTCGCGTGCTTTTAGGGAACCGATTAGGGCGAATATACCCATACCGGCTGGTCCTAATACAAGATATTTCATCTTCCTATTTAATAGAACTGAGGAAATTGACGACGCAAAAGCGCGAAAACCACCGCGAATACAACCGAGTGCACCAGCACCGCGTTCAGGCTGGTCTGACCCGACCGAAGAACGCCTCCTGACCCAGGTGGGAGGGTAAGAAGAAGACCTGGGCTGAGCATGAGGAAGAGCGCAGTGCTCACGATAAGGTCGTTGCGGGTGAGAACGAGACCCATGGCTTTGGCGATGAGACTGTACACCAGGAAGAACACGAGCGCATGGAAGAATACGGCGGGTGTACCGGTTTTTCGGTTCATGTATGAAACTTTGGAGCCATCGGTAGTCACCAGAAGACCGGGGCTCAGAGCCAAAAAAAGGGCGGCGGGGATGGCAACTTTCTGGGATGTAAGGTTTGGCAGCATTGTGGTTTAATATACACACATATAATTATCTACAAAGTCGTAAAAATGATAGAGTGTTGCACCACGCATCATTTCCTCGTGGAGACCATTATCGTTGATAATCCTCCTGAGATTCTTCCATATATACTCTAATTTATCGTCGTGTGAAGTTGATACATATTCGTCTTGTGAATCATGTTCCAGATAACAAAATTCAACAAAATCACAAAATTTTCCTGAATGTTCAAGACGTGCATCATACAAGAGTGTATTCATCGTATTCCACATGTACCGTAATTCATCTGAGTATTCGACTTCCCAGTCTTCGATATTCAGAGGAGTGTGTTCATCATTGAACTCGTCGTCATCGCTGACGACGGGGTCAAATCCGCTGGTGGCTTCGTATACGTATTGGCTCCAAACCATGTCTATTTACTTATCTTCCTTCTCGGGTTTATCTTTTATACCAGTTAATGAAATAGAAGTTGATTCTCTTGTTTTAAGACCATCTTTGATGGCATTTAGGGCCCCTTCGACCTTTGCTTCGTCTCCACTGAAAAATGTGAGAAGTCCATCTCTCACTGCATCCTTGCTCATACCCGCCTTTCGTGTAGACTTGCGGATACTAATTTTCCCCTTCCTGAGGTTAATGGTATCAATACCCTGAGAAACCATATGCTTCTTAACATTCTCCTTAAGACGCTTCTCCTCCTGGTTTAGGACTTTGATATCAGATTTCGCTTCAGATAGTTGTTTTGTAAGTTCTACCAGCTTGGAAACGCTGTCAGATAATTCGTTAGGAACAGAACTCATTATTAAATGTAATTACGTTCTAATCTTTAAGCGCACAATCCACGCTGCATGGTGTCGGGGACAATGGTGGAGTTGTTCCACACAAAGGGGTCCTTGGGGTTGGGGGGATCCTTGCGAATCTGCTGGTTGGCATTGCGGAGAGCGCCACCGACAGTCTCGGGGAAACCAACCTGGGCACGGGGCTCAAGGAAGTTTTGACCCTTGAGGATGTCCTCTGGGGCAAACTGACCGAAGTCCTCAGCCGAGGCGACCTCACGGGGCAGGAGGGAGGAGGCGAGACCGGTACCCTTTTCCATACCGCAACCGTTAGAGGTGGCGGCGGGGGCAGCGGTAGGTCCGGCAGCTGGGGCCGCACCGAACGCCGAATATTGACGCTCAGTGATGGCATAACCTGACTTGGTGGAGTTCATCTTGAATAGAAGAAAAATGAGAGTAGCTACGGCGAGGAGCATAACAATATTTTGCTTACGGCCCTTGGTAAACATCGACATCTTTTATATACTGTTAACAAATTTTTTTATTCTTCATCCTCGTCGACAAATGCATACTGGTCTGGGTATACATCTAGGATAGGATCTGGGTGAACCTTGACCTGGACAACATTCCAGGTTGGACCAAATGCCTTCTTGGCGAACCAAAGTCCGGCAAATTCGAGAATGACATTGCAGTTCTTCCCTGGCTGAAGGGTCTCAAAGTCGATGAGCTCCTGCTGCGCAGTGTATACCTTGGTGACATCGAGACGGTCGCATGTCATCATACCACCACCAAGGTTGGAAGTGTAGGCACCCTTGACGACACCTTCAGTAAGCTTCTTACCAAACCAGGTCTCAGAATTCTCGAGGGCCGCCGCGAGGTTCTGAGCATCAACACCCTCAACCTTCTTGGTGTTTGCCTCTGATACGATATCAATCACGATCTCGCCTGAGACGTCAGTAACCTTGACCTTGTTGAGTTGAACAAAACACTTACGCTTTTCATCGTTGAGAGCCTTTACGAAATAGAGGCCATCTTCACCTTTGGTGGGAGCGTTGTAGATCATTTATGTCTATATTAGGTTTCATTTCTTTAAACCAACAAATGGTATAGCGGCTGACCCATTTAGAACATCTTTTGGTACCCACGTATTTCTCCTGGGTTTATAACCATATAAAGTGTTTGGTACGTTGAAATTCTTTGGTAAATTCTTCGCGTTGGTCGCCCTGAGTTTATACTCGTTCTTTACGTAAGAATTATTGGTCACAGTCTTCCATTTCATGGTTTTCAAGTTGAACTGTTTATTACCTGATGAGTTTGTGTATCCATTGACTTTAGCGTTTCCTACGACTGGTTTTAACCCCTGAACGAGTTGTTTAGACAGTTTGTCTTCTGATGGTTTGGTTGTAAAGTTTTTGTATTTATAGGGGTCTACGCGTTTTGCTTGGTTCATTGAAACGCGTCCATCCTTCTTGGTGGCTGGGACTTTCCGGACAAGCTTAGACTTTACACGCTTGAAAACTTCTTCGATAGAATCTGAATTCCCGACTTTCTTATCAAACAACTGCCCGAGTTTTACGAGGCGAAGTCGGTCTCGTTGTTTCTTATCTGGACGAAGATTGAGTTTACTCATCAGATATATATCCTCGATTAGAAACTCTTTACTGGCTACATAAACCTTGTTGTTTGTCACCAATTTACCGGTGTCGAGGTTTCTATAGGTTATACCTTTACGTCTAGACAAAACAACCTCATATCCAAATTCTTTGGGTCGCATAAATGGAATATCAAGTAGACCCCCAAGTGTGACATCCTCAATTTTTCCAGTTTTGGGGGAAAAGAAACGTAAATTTGTATCAAGTGCAAACAATTCTACATCGATGAAGACATCCCCTTTAGTGGGTTGGTTTCCCAACATACTCTTTTTCTTTTTGATAAGAGTGTACCGACGAGATACAGCTGACCCAGAAGGTTTGAAACTGACACCCAAAAATTTAAACAGTTTGGGGTGCTTCTTTTTCATGCTCACGATTCGTTTCTTTACTCGGGTATTCAGACGTTTAGATATTTCACCCAATTTGTTCCACAGTAACAATTTGGTTGCTTGAAGTTTTCCAAAGTATTGTGGGTTCACAGGCATCCTAGGAACAAACTTTGCATCTATATCGGGTGTGATTATTCTATCATTGAAATCCACATATAAATTGAAAGCTTCTCCACCACTCACTATGATATCACCCATATTCTTCATATACTCTGATATTTCACCGATAGTCTCTATGATGATATCTCTGAGTGAATCTGTTATGAGAATATACACCATTTTCTCAAAATCTTTAGTACGATAGGTACTGTGAACTCGACTCCTGAATTTACCGAGGTCCCTCTGTAAATTCCTGTCATAATACTTTTTCAATTTAGCATCTTTGAAAAGTAAATTTTCATTTAGGAATTTATCAATGGTAGATTTCGAATAAAGTTGGTCATCCATTAATATATCGTGATATATTAATATGGTCTGCCGAGTCATCGACGAATGTAGATGTTATGCATACAAAGGTGAGACCAACCAGTTCTGTGCTTCCCGTCAGGGTGCCAATGTCAAACCCTGTCCAAAAGACTGTTGTTTTGGTGGATGCCCTGACGATGGTTCACGACAGCCATTTAGATTCATCGACCGCCCAGTACAACCCAATATGATTGAGAACCTGACACCCGTTCAAGTGTCGGTATCAATCTTCATATGTTTTCTGGTACTTATTGGTCTCTTTTATCTTGACTTAAAGATTACGTCCGTAAGATAGATATAATGTCTCTTGAAACCATTGAAACCGAAATCGCCGCCCTCCGCAACGATATCAAGAATCTCAGTAAGCTTGTGCGTAAGGTTAAGAACACCCAGGAAGACCCTGATGGTGAGAAGGCTAAGAAGCGCGCGGAGAACAACGGCTTCAACCGCAAACAGGAAATCACACCTAAGTTGCGTGCGTTTCTCGCGCTTCCCGCAGAAGACCTCATCTCCCGCTCCGAGGTTACCAAGTTCATTAACAAGTACATCACCGAGAAAGGTCTTAAGCACCCCGAAAACGGTCGTCAGATTATTCTCGACGATACGCTCAGGGACCTTCTTGCTCCCCCAGCTGACGTGATTGTTACTTACCTTAACTTGCAAAAGTACCTGTCTCCTCACTACATCAAGAAGGAACCTGTAAAGGCTTAAAAACTAAAAACATAACATAATAAAACATGGTATCTTTCCTTACAAAGGAAGCTGCCGAAACACTTGTTGGTACAAAAATCAAAGACCTTGCTTTGTACCAAAGAGCTTTTACGCATAAATCCGCTCTAAAAGAGTATGAACAATTTACTGAATCGTTTGAAACGCTCGAATTTATTGGTGACTCCGTTTTAGGGTTTGTCATCACTAAGTTTTTGTTTGATCGTTATGAAAGTCGTCAAGAGGGGTTCCTCACTAAAGCTCGTACAAAGCTTGTACGTGGTGAAACCCTAGCTAAAATTGCAGATGCATTAGGTCTAAACCCTCTCGTCATCATGGACGAAAAGGGGATGAGGAACAACTGGAATAACAACCCCAAGATTTTGGAAGATGTTTTTGAAGCCCTCATCGGTGCCATCTACATGGACCTGGGTCTTCTTCACGCAAAGGAATTCATTCTTAGAATCTATCAAGACCCCAAATATGTGGATATGAATTCTATCATGGTGGATGATAATTTCAAGGACCACCTCATGAGGCACTGCCAAGTTCAGAATTGGCCTCTACCAGAGTACAGAGTAGCTGCACATCATGAAGGTCTCTTCTACATTGATATCTACATCAATGACGGATTTTGCGCTAGAGGTGTAGCTAAAAGTAAAAAACAGGCGGAACAGAATTCAGCACAAACGTATTTTCAGGTGAAAGAAGAACTTAAAAACTACAACTTTAATTAATGTAAGATGCATCCTAATGTTAAAGCGCTACTTGACATCGAATTTGCCGCTCAGAAAAGCGAGGAATGGCTTGCTCTCCGCGGAAATATGCTTACAGCGAGTGACGCTGCAACGGCTATAGGTGTGAATAAATATGAAACACCTGACGGTCTCTTATTGAAGAAGTGTGGTCTCGGTGAGAAATTCACAGGTAATGCAGCTACACGACACGGTGAGAAATATGAAGATGAAGCACGTATTTTATATGAAGAGCGACATGGGGAGGTTGTACACGAACTTGGTCTTTGTCCCCATCCGGTCCATAAATGGCTCGGTGGGAGTCCAGATGGTGTATCAGAGTCGGGGAAATTGGTAGAGATTAAATGCCC